CTAACTTACTGATTTCAATAATGCTCTGGCACTGCTCTGTATGCTTTGGGGCATCTGTGGGGCAAAATCCGCGAGCCTCTGATTCAGCATTGCGATCTGCTCACTACTGCTGTCTGCCATCCACGCACCGTAGACGTTGAAAACCATCTGGGCGCTCGCATGGCCCATCTGACTGGCAATGAAGCTGGGGTTAGCGCCGGCTGACAGGGACCAGCATGCATACGTGTGACGCGACTGATATGCTTTCCTGTGCCTTATCCCTGCTCGCTTCATCGCTGCGTCCCATAAATCACCTATCGAGTCGACTTTGTAGATGATCCCCACCTGCTGACATCTTCTGACCAGTTGCGGGTTGAAAACAAATGTACACTCGTGGCTCTCAGTTCTGCCGTATTCGCGCAGCTGAACATCGATCTGATGCTTTTTTCCAAGCCTGGTCATTTCCGCCTGATTCCTCAGGACGCTGATCGCAGGCTGAATGAGGTGTATCACTCTGTTGGTACTGGCCTCAGTTTTCGGTAGAGTGAATTCACCCAGTTTTGTATAATTACGCCTGATTGTTATTGTTCCAGCTTCAAGATCGATATCCTCCCAGGCCAGGGAGGTCAGCTCCCCATGACGGACCCCTGTGTATACTGCGAGTGACCACAGGTTTTTCGTCTGCTGATGCCGGCATGCATCAATCAGGCGAATAAATTCGTCACGAGTTAGCGGATCTGGCTCTGCCCTGGCTTTTTTAAGAGGCTTTATCCCGTCGAATGGGTTCACCTCTAAGTAACCGTGATCTGCGGCAAACTGAAACATTCCGGCAATAGTTGTCATGTAATAATTTACGGTGACAACACTTCGTCCTTTTGCCTGGACCTTCCCCTTCATTGGCATCTGGTGACCGGTTAGTAAATCTTTCCTGATATACAGTAATTCCTCTTTTGTCACCGCCGACACCAGCCGATTACTCCCGATCCTTGGCACCATATTCCTTGTGACTGACTCATAACGGTTGAGTGCGTTCGCGCAGATTTCCATTCTCTTCAGATCCAGCCACTTTTCGGCAAGCTCTGACACTGTAATTTCTTTCTTCCCCACCCCAAAAGTCTTGAGGTTAGGGGAGTCCGGAAACTGTGCCGCGTACTCAAATGTGCCTGTTCTGATGGCAAAACATACCGATGTCCGCAGTTCCCCGGCGATCTTCCTGTTCTTAGCGGTGTCAGGGACACCGAGGCTCTCCCTGACACGCTTACCTTTGAAATTAAACCAGATGCGCAATGTGCCACCGTGGTTTTCGACGCCTGTTGGATATGTAACTTTATCCATTGATTCCTCCAGACGCCCAAGAGCGATATGAGATTACCTTTTTCATGGCCTCAGATCACCCAGGCTGTTTGTTTTTCATTGAGGCCACCCACGCATCGACCGCTTTACGGTTGTACATGCACTCGCTGGAAGGTTTCGGATTTCCGTCCGGTGAAACGTGCACATATTCCCGCCCAACCATCCAGCATTCTTTTCTGGCCCGGAGGATGGTTCCGGGCTTGAGCCCGGTAACCGCAATCAGAACCTTTTCGCTAACCCAGTCATTCGGTACCAGAAGAACAACGTCGCTCATAATCACCTCACACTACATCCAGGCCACGGCAGTGGCACCACACTTCAAACATCCGCTTAACCACTTCCCGGCAATAAAGCCCCTGAATATCCCGCGCCAGGTCGTAGCGGCTTCCGTACCGCTGGCGAACCCACAATTCAAACGCTGTATTCATCGTGCCGCCTCCCTGATTGCAGTTCTGTAAGCGCGTAATGCATCGCGGCTTTTACCTGAAATAACGGTTTTCAGGATGAAGGTTCCATGCTTTGAACTCACTACGGCTGGCACCAGAAACAGAGTGGTATCGACTACCCGGCTATGCTTCCGGAACTCAAACACCGTGCTGGTGATGACGATATTCGCCACTGACCCGTAGTCCTGGTATTGGATTTTCATCAGATTGATTCTCCCGCGGCTTCTTTTGCGTAGTTTTCCCACCCGCCATAGCTGTTAACCATTTCACCCAGACGGGAAAAGCAGGAATTCATCCAGCGGATGCCCCTTGGGGTTAGTGTTGGAACCGTGCCCCAGTCGATGAAGTCCGAATTGCTGCGATGCATATATTTGATAAGGTCCAGAATGTTGATGTAATGGGCGCGGCGTTTTTCCAGATCCCATCCCTTGTCTTTCAGGTACGAGTCGATAAATCCCCTTACCGCCGGCTGGTTTAGCGAAATATCGCCGTACTGGTGGCGATATACCGGCCGGCGGTGCATGCTGACCAGATAGAACAGATACGCATCGCATACCCATTCCAGCGCCTGCTGGTGGGCCAGCTCAACAGAGCCAGCCGGAAACCAGACTTCGTTATTTTTCACAGTTAACCCTCCCACCCAATCGCCTGGAACAGGCCCATTTTAGGGTGATACCAGCGGGTGCCGCGCGGTTCAGCTTCTGACATCATCTGGCGAAATGCGGCCATAAACGGCTCCAGTTCGACGATTGCCCTACGTGACAACAACCCTTCTGGAGTCATAAATTCGTGCGTGTCTGTCGGGATGCGGTAGGCATTGACCAGATTCCGGCACTTGGCATCACTCATACCGCTTTTGGCTGCCACCTGACGGTAACCGACATATCCTGCGCGCATGGTCCCACGTTTGATGTTCTCAACAGTTTCTGTGACCGTTTCGATCTGCTCTTCAACATGATTCAGGCGCTTTTGCTGGCGAACGGCGTCGGCGGCCATTGCTGCGATCATTTCGATTTCCGTCAGCGGCGCGCGAGTGCGGAAATAGCTGTTAACCAGTTCGCGCTGAACCTGCCAGGCAAGATCATCGTTAAATGGCTTTGTCAACATCAGGTAACCAGACTCGAAAAGCACAATCCCAGATGGTGCAAATTTAGAGAATGTCCCTTCCGGAAGGTCCGTACGTATTACGTCCGCACCTAATTCGGCATAGTCCACACCGTTGATGAAATGCTCACGGTTTCGGTTGAATGCTGCACGCGCGGTTCCTTCCGGGCGCTGGTGTACTTCATCAATCATCGCCAACGTCACAACGCGCTGACCGAGATATTCGACTGCCGGAAGTTGCGTATTATTGATAGTTACTGTGTTCATGCTCGGTATCCTTCTGAGTGCCCGGCATTACGCCGGGCTGGTGAATCACTTAACCTGGATAAATGGAGTATTGGCGCCGCTGGTCATGTATTGGGGCAGGGTCCCGTTCCATTTGTTGATGGCCTCCAGTTGCAGAACTTCCGGGTTCTCACGCATGGCCTGTCCACGGATCTGGATAGACTTTGCTTCTGCTTCCGCCAGCTTCAGTTTTGCATCCGCCTGGCCATCAGCCTCAGCGCGCAGCATGTTAGCTTCAGCTTCTCGTTGTTTTACTTCCTGCTCACGTTGCAGGGTTTTCTGGTTGGCGGTGACTTTGGCATTGATACTGTCGATAACTGTCGGCGGGTACTCAGGACGGCCGACGTAAGAAAGACTGATAACCTGGATTCCTACCGGCCCCATGTCGGACTGGATCTCCTTCAGAGCGTTTTCAAGCAGTTCAGCTTTCCCGCCGTCAATGAACTTATCGGTACTCATGCGGCTTGCGAGACGATTAAGAGCGTCGGCAATCTTTTGGCGCAAATCGGTGTCGGTGATGTCGTCCACACCTTTGCGATAGGTCTGGAAGACCGTTGTCACTTTGGTCGGATCAACTTTATAGGCGACGCCGATGTGATAGCCGATAGTTGTGCCGTCACTCATTTGGAAGTTGAAAGCGTCGTCGTAGGTCTTCATCTGTTTGAAGGTCGGGAAGATGTAAACCTCTGTGTTCCAGCCAGTCCAATAGCGGCCAACGCCTACCACTTCGCCAACGCCTTTATCGTCACCCAGCTTGTTGACCTTAATCCCAACGTTGCCAGGCTCAACACGATCACAACCAACGAGACCGATGGCAGAAAGCGCGATAATTGAAGCCATAATTGCTTTTTTCATTTCTTTTCCTTAGTTACGGTTACAACAAGACCCTTACAGATGGCGTAGATGCACGGCGGGGTCAGAATCGCCAGGGCAAAACCGGATATAACTGCTGTCGTGTCCTTCATCGAAATGAGGATCGGAACGAACAGCCCATAAACGCTGGCGACAATAACCACCGATAAAACAACACGTAAGTAAGCAACCATCAGCTGATCCCTTCTGGTTTGCTGGCCTGTAGCTCTGCTTGCTCTTTCACGTAGCGGTCGTGCATGGCGTCCCACTTCTCGAGCCACTTCTGCATATTGCGCTTACGTTCCAGGATTCGGCGGATGCGCCTCATGCATCGGTTATGTGCAAAGAGATATTGCTGGGTGTGCTGGCCCATTCGATTGACGAGCACACCGTTGCTGAACACAGGCTCGTCTGGTTCGTTGGTATTCAAGCCGGCGCGCTGAAAAGTTTTGGTCACCATGTAGTGAGCAAGATTGCTGATCGCCGCACTCCTGCTGAGAAAACGGCGCGAGTAGCCGTGTCGTGATACGACGTAAACTGGCTGCATATCTTTAGCAAAGGCACTATCAATTGAGGTTGAGCTGATGCGTTTATCTTTCATTTCCGGTCTCTCCCGTGAATCGTGTTCTGTTTTTTCCGTGGTTATCATGAAATCCATATTTAATTTCTGCGTTTCGTCTTGCCTCGACTGCTTTATTGAAATCCGTGAAAGATCCCAGATATATTTGCTTCGCGTTTATAACAATATTTGCCCACCATTTTTTCTTGTGATGTGACCAGCTCACCCCTGTATGGCCGGATGTGTTGGTTTTAGATAAGCGCGCATTCTTACTATTGTCTTGGTTTGTACATGAACGCAGGTTTTCTATTCTGTTATTAGTGGTGTTCCCATCAATGTGATCGACTACTTCGGGCTCAACACCATTAACCATTTTAAATATCAGGCGATGGGCATAGTAAATGACACCATCTAACCGCACGATACGATATGCTCCTGTTTTTGTTTTAATAAACGCGCCAGCAGGTTTACCTGCAAATCTTGTATTTAATTGTTTTTGTATACTTGATGATGAAAAGTGTTTTAAGGGACGATGTTTCCAAAACAACTCTCCAGTTTTTTGTTCGTAATAAAAGCACTCGTTGAGATAATCTGATTCAGGAATTCGTATCGCTGTAAGTGCCATCAGATCCCCCCATTTCATTACCCTCCGTTTTCGGAGCCTCCACTTTTTGTTTTTTGATGAACTCAACCAGCTCAGAAATGAGCTCGTCGATTAATTCCTTCCCGCAATCCGTAAGGAATTCACCGCTGCCATTAACATCAACAGCGCTGCTGTAAATTCCCTTAATAGCTTTTATGCCTTCGACACTCCCGTACTCACTGATCGCAAGCCTTTCGAATTTTCGTAATAATCCATCGAGAAGAATCTCTGTTAACTCGACCGTGTTAATACCGCCTTTATTTAGTTTAATAACAAGACAGTTACTGCCTGTTTTACGCTGATGGCGTAATAACGCTGCCTTTAAAATTCTGCGTCGATAGGTGTTGATTAAATTATCCATTGCGGCGCTCCTCCTCCTCTAAGCTCATAACAATTTCCTCTTCTTTTTCGGTCCAATCATGAATTTCGCCAGCAAGGTCATAAACAAGAGAGCAAATAGTTTTGAGTTGGAAGTGGTCGAGCTTGTCGTGATATTCAAATAATGTTTGCGATAAACCAGCCAATTGCTCGGCTTTGATATTTACAAACTGAATGTCTTGCCTTTTTGATAAGCTCATAATTACCGACCATATGCTTTTTTCAGGTAAAGGCGAGCGATTACCTCGTAACCACAAGCCGCATAAAGGCATGCTGTTCTGTATGCCGTTTTATCCTTAATGAAAGTCATACGAAGCGCCTCATTGTCATTGACGCAATAACACGGCCATGCACTTGCATATCGCTTTGTTCATCGGCATTAAGGCTAAATGTTTCGTAATGATGATTATCAGAAATTATCATTAATGCACCGTCTGGCATTGGCTCAACACGTTTAATAAATACGCACGAGCGACCAAAAACATCGCGAGTAAAAACATAGATACCCGGCTCTGAGACCTTTCCGCCGCAGTCAGCGAAAGCGATCAGTTCGCATGGCTGGATGGTTGGCTGCATGGAGTCCCCACCCATCTGGCAAGTCATAATTTTCCCAGGCGTATACTCACCTTTCTCATCAACAAATAATTCACGAGGATAAGCGACTGACTTATTTATAGAGTTAAGTAAATTTTGCATTTTCATTTCCTCAGGGTGAGTTTGTTCCCACCCATGAAGGTGTTAATTAAACAACGTAAATTAATCTTAAAGTTTGTCGGCTTGCTTACAGATGGTTTCTTGCAAGTCGTCTAATTTTTCAAAAACGATAGTTAGTGTACCGATAGCCGACAATTCCGGAGGCATGCAATCCATAGCGTTAGATAATGCCATTCTGCAATTGCCAATATCCGCAGACCATGAGTTAAGTTGATTGGACGTTATAATGCTTGTTGGTTCTGTAAATTCACCGCACTGCTCGTTTCCTGAAATTAGCCACAGAACATCAGAATGAAGAATGTTAGCCAATTGGATTAACTGGTCAGCAAACGGAACAGTTTTTTCCGTTTCCCAGCTGTTAATGGTTTCGGTTGTTAAACCAAGATGATCAGCCAAAAATTCCTGAGAGAGTCGAAGCGAAGATCTTTGATTTAATATTCTTTTGCCGATGGTTTTGGCGACGGTGATTTGAGTATTCATTTCATTGGCTCCGTTGTTTGCCGATGAATGAACTTTAAGTCATGCAATAACTTATTGCAATAACAAAACTTATTTTTATTTTGCGATTTAGTTTAATGCATTGATTTTTTTGATTAAATTTTGTTATTAAACTGCATGCTTACAGCTACAGACAAAGAAAAAGCCGCTTAAAAGCGGCTTCAAAAGGTGGGGTGTTGAAGGTTAGAGCCTATTGTAATTGATTGATTCATGCATTATGGCTTTACCCATCACGTAAAGGTCATCTTGGTTTTCTTCCGTAATATACCATTTCTCATATGCCGGATTATCCGATAAGACGGCCAGCCTGTTTCCCTGCATCTGGAGACGTTTTAGGTGAAATGTTTTACCAAAAACAAACACATACACACCATCCGTTAGAAAGTGTCGGACGGAAATGTCTACGAAGACACGATCACCGGAATTGAACGTGCTGGCCATGCTGTCGCCATTGACGGTCATTACTTTTACGACATCTTCACTACGATTCCCGAAGAGGGATTTTGCATGTTGAGTCGTGAACTCAATAGCGTGTAAAACCTCCACATATTCTGAAAGCATGAACGTGCCAGGCCCTGCACTCACTGAAAGGTCAAGAACCTCGACCCTGAATATGCCAGCGTTATCCTTTACCTCCCTTTCGGGCATGGTCTCTATCACATAGCCCTGTCTATGAGGCACATGATTTTTTCCAGTTGATAGCCATTCAGGGCTCACACCCAGCGCATTAGCAATCTCAACCAACTTACGTGTTGTATTGGTTTTGCCTGCAACAAGACGCCAGATAGCTGGTTGCGAAACCCCAACTTTCATCGCTAATTCTGCCTGTGTAAGGCCTGCGTCAACCATCGCTTTTTGAAGACGATCTGAGAATGTGTTCATACCAATAAGCCTATACAAAAAGTTATTAAGTGGCAAATACGATAAGTTATTGCATAAAGTTATTCAAGGCTATACTCTTTCCCTATGTTCAATAACTTTTGGTATTTTTATGATCAATCAACATGTCAAGAGAGCTATCGATATTCTCGGCGGACAAGCTGCACTAGCAAGGGCGTGCGGAGTTACTCAACCGGCTGTATTTCGCTGGCTTAATGGTAGCCGGGTTAAGGCTGATCATGTCATGTCCATTGTTAAAGCTACTGGTGGCGAAGTTAAAGCCTACCAAATCCGCCCAGACCTTCCAGATACATTCCCTCACCCGGGCAATGAGGTGTGACATGTCACGGCATTATTGCGTCAGCGAACCTTTACTGGTGGCTGAATTCAGTAACGAAAATGAGTTGGCGGGTGTCGCATGAGCATGGAACTGATGGTTAAAGCAATGAAGGTCAAGGTGGGAAATCCACTGCGTAAGCTCGTGCTACTGAAGCTTGCAGATAACGCTAGTGACCATGGCGAGTGCTGGCCAAGCTATCAACATATCGCCGATCAGTGCGAAATCAGTAAGCGATCTGTGATGATTCACATTGATGCTTTATGTGAATGCGGCCTGGTAAAAAAAGAACTTCGCCCAGGTCCAAAAGGTAACTCAAGTAATGTATATCGGCTTGATTTCAGTAGTGCAGGAGATTCACTAGGGGGTAGTGCAAATCGTTCACTACCTGGTGCAGCAGATTCACCCCGTAGTGCAGGAGATTCACTAGGGGGTAGTGCAGGAGCTGCACCCAGAATCAGTCACTCTTTTGAACCAGTCAATGAATCAGTCATAGAACCTAAATATAACGGTTCATCTGATAACCATTCTGAAAATCGCTCTTACAAAGAGAACTATTCCAACGAGTTCGAGAAGGCATGGCAGGCATACCCTAAACGTGCTGGCGGTAATTCTAAAGCTGCCGCCTGGAAAGCCTGGAAAGCTCGAATCAAAGACGGTGTTAACACTGAGGCAATGCTGGCTGGTGTAAACCGTTATGCAGGTTATGTCCGTGCTACAGGTAGCGCCGGAACGCAGTACGTGAAACAGGCGGCGACGTTCTTTGGACCCGATCGGCATTTCGAAGAGCCATGGCAGGCGCCATCTGGTGCGGTAAGCGGTAGACCTGGTGGGCTGCCGGTTTCGGGGTTTAGTGAACAAGACTATGGCCAATCAGACTGCAACTGGTAAGCAGGAGAAATCACAATGCTGAGTATTAAACAACGCGAAGAAAGGGAAGCTCTGGTGGCAAAGCGCGAAGGGCTTCGTGAAGAACTGGCGTTTGCTGTTGAACATAAAAAACCGTGGCAGTGGGGGAGCTGGGAGTCAGGCGACGTCCACGCCGCCGACTGTGAAAAACATGGCAACTATCAGCGCATTTCCCTCACTGGAAAAGCATATCGTGGAGTTGAAAACGTTAAATACTCCCAGTGCCCGGAGTGTGTGAAAGCGGAACTTGCTGACATTGAATCCAGTCTGCGTGCATTACGAGTAGTCGACCTGATGGACAATGCCGGGATCGCAAGACGATTCGAAGCATGTGAATTCGATAACTACCAGGCTGTCAACCCGGATGCCGCCAAAAATCTGGCAGTCTGTCAGCGCTACACCGCCAGTTGGCCTGATCGCCTGAAAGCTGGAACTGGGCTCGTCATGACCGGAAACTGCGGGACCGGTAAAAACCATCTGGCAGTGGCCATGGCGAAGAGCATTATCCGTGGACATCTCGCTAAAGTGGAAATCACCGACGTTATGCGCCTCACCCGAGCAGTGAAAAGCACGTGGCGCCACAATGCTGAAATGACCGAGGAAGATGTCATTGAACGTTTCGCTTCATTGGATCTGCTAATTATCGACGAGGTGGGCGTTCAGTTCGGCAGTCCGACTGAAATGACCATCCTTCAGGAAATTATCAATGCCAGGTACGAAAGCATTTTGCCAACAATCCTGATCAGCAATCTTACATTCGACCAGTTGAAAGAAACGATTGGCGAGAGAATTGTGGATCGGGTTACCGATGGTGGCCGCAACCGTCTGGCATTTGGCTGGGGAAGTTTCCGTGCCATCGCGTCAGGAGTTGTAGCATGACTCCTGTCTGGAAAAATGAAGATCTGGAAGGTGCGGTGATCGGCGCAATTTTTCTGCGTGGTGCCGACCCTGAGGTACTGGATATTCTTTCCAGGGTGCCAGCCACCGCTTTCTCGGTACCGCAGTATCGGGAAATATATACTGGGATCTGCCGTCAGGCGCGTGGAGCTGGCGTTATTGACCCTGTACTGCTCTGCGAAAACATGCCAAAGCACAGCGCAATCATTATGGACTCGAGCCGTATCGCATGGGCGAAGTCGGCGCTTGTGTCCTACGTTTCCACGCTGGAGCGTAATGCAGCTGTTCGCGATGCCGAAGCTGTCATTGAAAGGGCGCTGGCCGATCTCCGGAATGCTCACAATAGTGATGCGGCTTTATCGGCATTCAGGGCCGCACAGAACAGCATTGCAGCAATTACTCTCGAAGAAAAGACCGTTCAGCCAGTTCATATCGACGACATTCTTCCTGCTGTGGTGGATCGGGTAGATGCGCGCAACCGTGGGCTTGAAGAAGCCAGAAGCCTCATGACAGGTATCGAAGAGCTGGACGCAAAGACTGGCGGCATTGAACCAACAGACTTGGTGTTTATCGCTGCGCGGCCGTCGATGGGTAAAACTGAATTGGCGCTGGATATCATCGACAAGGTTTCTGAGCAGGGCCGTGGTGTGCTGTTCTTCAGCATGGAAATGCCTAATATCCAGATCGGAGAGCGAATGGTATCTGCTGCCGGCGGCATGTCGGTTTCACGCCTGAAAAAGGCTGCTGATTTTGATGATGAGGACTGGGCCAGGCTGACAAACGGTGTAGAACGGCTGACTGGTCGTAGCATCTGGATGGTTGATTCCACCGATCTGACAGTAGATCAGATTCAACAGATAGCTACCCGCCTACAGCTTGCTCATCCGGAAATAGCGCTGGTGGTCGTGGATTACCTGGCACTCATCAAAATTGAAAGCACTGCACGATATGACCTTGCCGTCGGTGAGGTGTCAAAAGGACTCAAGCGTCTGGCTAAATCCAATAAAACTCCGGTCCTTGCCCTGAGCCAGCTTTCTCGTGGCGTTGAGTCGAGACCCAACAAACGACCGATGAACTCAGACCTCAAAAACTCGGGTGAGATTGAGGCTGATGCTGATCTGATCATGATGCTATACCGAGATGAAGTTTATAACCCTGAGTCGCCAGCGAAGGGGATCGCGGAAATTAACGTGACCAAACAGCGCAACGGTGAATTGGGTACGATCTACCGTCGATTCTATAACGGGCACTTCCTGCCAATTGACCAGGAGTTAGCAAAGCAGCGTTCGGCGCCACAGCAGAAAGCTCAGACCAGACGTTACTCAAAAGAAAGGCATTCCAGCAATGCAGACTATTAAAAACATCAAAGCAACGAGGGCAACCTTATGAAACTGGAAGCATCGCTCAAACATTTTAGTCCTCAGGGAATGCATATCAGCGATGACGTGAAGGGAACTTCTCCGGACCGCCTTACAGGAACAGATGTAATGGCGGCGATTGGCACCACCAGCAGCCGTGCGCGCTTCGGCCTGGCTGCTTTCTTCGGCAAGTCCGGCATCAGCAAAACAGATGAACAGCTCGCAGTTCAGGCGCTGGCGCAGGTTGCTATCAAAAACGCTCCTAAAAATGTCCGCAAAGCCGCTGGCGACAAGCTCGGAGCATGCATGTTGACGCTGGCGCAGTTTGCCTTTGCTGATTACTCCCGTTCGGCGGCTACCAGCGTGACATGTCACAGTTGCAGCGGTACCGGTTTTATCTCCGGGAATGAGGATGTGGTTAAACATCCTGGTATCTTCGACGATGACGGTGCCGAAGTGGTGGCCCCGAAGATTAAAAATGAGCTGGTGAAAAGGGTTTGCGAAACCTGCGGAGGGAAAAAGGTAATCCTTGCGCGGTGCAGATGCGGCGGTAAAGGCGAAGTGTTGGACCGCAAAGCGACCAAAGAACGTGGCGCACCGGTTTTCAAAACCTGTGAACGTTGCTCTGGTAATGGCTTCTCTGCTATCTCCTCGGCGACGGTACACCGTGCCATTCTGAAGCGTCTCCCGGACCTCCATCAGTCCTCATGGTCACGCAACTGGAAACCCTTTTATGAAATGCTGGTGGACACGCTGCGCCAGTGGGAGCGTCACGCGGCAGTAGAATTTGAGAAGGCAACAACTTATTAATATGATCGGAGCAAATGGCGACACTTTTTTGCACGTTAGTGTTGACTTTGCATAAAAATGTCCTGTATGCTTTCCATCGTGGGATATTACGCCTACACGACACCAAACCCGCCTCAGTGCGGGTTTTTTTATGTCCGAAATTCTTCGCGCCACGCTCGGCGCAATTCAACCACAGAGCCTTTCAGGGGTGAGCCATAGGGAACGGTCGGTGTGACTGTCTCTGTGGGCTGATCATTCCTGAGCGCTGGCTCACCCGCTAAAAGGAAAGTCACTATGTTCGGTATCTTCAAAAAGAAAGCACGTAAAGCTGTTGTCGAAGTTAAGAAAATGGAAAACCGCGACGCGGTTGAAGCTACGGTGTGGGGTGCTTACTCCATTGCGTATGCCGACGGCACATGCGACGCGAAAGAAATCGCCACTCTGGAAAAAACCATTTCAGCTTTGCCTGCTTTCGCTCCGTTCGCTGGCGAGATCGCACAGATGAGCAGCAACATCCGTGCTCGCTACGAAGCTTCACCGCGTTCTGCTAATGCTCAGGCGCTGCGCGAACTGGCTGACGTTGCCGGTACAAATGATGCTGTTGATGTTCTTTGCCTGTGCCTTGATGTCGCTGACAACGACGGCATCGGGGAAGAAGAAGAGAAGCAGCTCAAGAAAATTGCTCAGGCGCTGCAACTTCCACTGGACCAGTACCTGTGATCGGGAAATTGCGCTGGGTAGCCGCCGGGGTATTGATGTTCCTGGTGGTTGCCATCGACTTCACCAGCAAAATGATGTCCATCCTTGCTGATGGCGTGCTGGTAGCCGGGGTAATTGCTTTACTCTGGCCCGTGTTTAAATCCAGTAAATAACACTGTGCAAAAGGTCATTTCTGATGGCCTTTGACAGAGTGACAAATTATGCCGCATTGCGGTTTTCTTTCCCCTCATTTTGAGAGGATTCACAGCATTGAGGGGGACCGATGTCCGATCCGATTTCCGGCTCTGGGTTAGCCGGTATAGCTTTGACCGGGGCCAGTGTTTACGGGCTTCTAACCGGAACTGATTACGGTGTTGTTTTTGGTGCATTCGCAGGCGCCGTATTCTACATAGCGACAGCGGCTGACTTGAGTGTGTTGCGTCGGCTGGCTTACTTCGTCGTGTCCTATATTGTTGGCATTCTTGGCTCTGGTCTGGTTGGATCTAAGCTCGCATCCTGGACGGAATATAGCGATAAACCGCTGGATGCCATCGGTGCCGTGATTGTCTCTGCGCTGGCCGTTCAAATCCTTACGTTCCTGAATAAGCAGGATATCGGCTCGCTGGTGGCGCTGATAACGCGCCGGGGAGGTTCGGGTGGTACTAAATGACCCAACAGCAACTATCAACGCGCTGCTCTGCGCCGGAGTTGTGATTACTCTGATGTTTTATCGCCGTGGAGATTCACGGCATCGGCCATGGATTTCGCGTTTAGCCTGGCTGATTACTGTCACGTACAGCGCTGTGCCGCTGGCTTACCTGTGTGGGATTTACCCACATTCATCGTGGGCCACTATTGCGGCAAACATCATATTCCTTTCCGTGCTGGTGGCCGTCAAAGGCAACGTTGCACGTCTGGTTGATCGTCTGAGGCACTAATGAACCAAACACAATTTCAGAGGGCGGCTGGTATCAGCGCCGGGTTAGCTGCGCGCTGGTTTCCACATATTGACGCCGCTATGAAGGAATACGGCATCACCGCACCGCTTGATCAGGCCATGTTTATTGCCCAGATGGGGCATGAAAGCACCAGATTTACCCGGCTGGTGGAGAACCTGAATTACGCGGTTGATAACCTGGTACCGACGTTCGGTAACCACCGCATCACGCAACAGCAGGCCGCCGCACTTGGCAGAACTGCAACGCAACCGGCAAACCAGAAAGCGATAGCCAATCTGGTATACGGTGGGGAGTGGGGAAAAGAACACCTGGGCAACCAGGTTGCCGGTGATGGCTGGAAATATCGCGGTCGTGGGCTGAAACAGGTTACCGGCCTGAGCAACTATCGCAGTTGTGGCCAGGCGTTGAAACTGGACCTTGTTACTCATCCGGAGCTGCTTGAAAAGGATGAATACGCCGCGCGCTCAGCCGCATGGTTCTACGTCTCGCACGGATGCCTGCTCCATTCAGGCGATGTGGAGCGCGTCACGCTGCTTATCAATGGCGGCCGTAACGGGCTCGATAAACGCCGCGCACTATTTAACCTGGCGAAATCCGTTCTGGTGTGAGGTGAATGTGGGGATCGAAACGATAATCGGGCTGGCCGCGTTGGTTATTTCCGCTATTGCAGGCGCTTTTGGCCTGGGCCATATTCGCGGCACCAGCAAAGCGGAAGCGAAAGCCGAGCAGCAGCGCACCGAAGATAACGCAGCGGCAACGGTCACAGCAGCCGAACGCCGGGTAGAAGCAACGAAAGAGGCCAGCAATGTACAGCAGAGTGTTAACCATATGCCTGATGACGATGTTGATAGCGAGTTGCGCGGAAACTGGACCCGCAAGGGTTGAAGTAGTGGACACGGCTTGCGACTGGGTTAAACCCATCTACGGGACAACGCACGATTGGGATGTGCTGGATAAGCAGACGAAGCGCGACATCCTGACGCATAACAAAGCGTGGCAGGCAAACTGCCAGAAGGAAACCAGAGCCTCGCAATAGCATGGCTCTATAACAACTGAGGAATGAGCATGACAGTAGTTCTTACAGCAAAACAGATTGAAGATCTGGCTGTCTTCGCAAAAGAAGACGGCGCGCCTCAATACACCATCACCACGGGGACAATCCCGGAGTTTGAAGCAGACGATGGCGAAATTATCCCTGAATACTCTGGTCTGATCGCGTATTCAGATTCACTTGAGCGTGGCGTGTTGCAACTCGACGATTAAGTGGCCATTACAAAGCTCACCTGCTGGTGGGCTTGATAATGGTTATCCCCTCCAGCGGATAAGACAACACTTATCCCTTACAAGGTATAAACGGCCTCGCACCCGCGGGGCTTTTTAATGCGCATCGCACGCGCAAAACTACTCAGAACCTTTCAGGATGACCCTTGAGGAACCGGCTGGCGTCGGAGCCTTCTGAGGGCTGGATCTCCTGTGCGACAAGGTTCATCACTAAAAGGTAACTCCGATGAACGGACTTGTTAGAAATGCAGGAAAAACCTGTTCCGTTAATTCATGTGAACGGCCAGCGCATTGCAAAGGAATGTGCCAGATGCATTATCTGCGACTCTATAAAACCGGCTCCCTCGAAGCAAAATCACCGCTCGATAGATTGAGCAGCAAGTATATGGTTGATGATTCGAGCGGATGCTGGAACTGGCTTGCATACATAAATCCAGACGGATATGGAATGTTTAAACACAAAGGGATGATGACCCTGGCCCACAAAGCCAGTTATGAGCTATTGGTCAAGAATGTTCCTGATGGCTTTGAACTTGATCACCTCTGCCATAACCGAAAGTGTGTTAATCCAAAACACCTGAGGGTAGTAACGCACACAGTAAACGTCTGGAACCGAATAAAGCCGGTGAGCTCCACTGGGGTGATGGGCGTATCTGTCAGGGAAAGCGGAAAGTTCAGGGCAACACTTACACGAAACGGTGATGTCATTTTTCGAAAGGAATTTGAGACATTATCCGAAGCAACGGCTGCGGTTGAAAAAGCACGATACGAATTTGGGGGGAAATAATGGACGTCATTGTTGATGGGGTTCCTTATGTCCGCGCCGATAGCGTTTCTCATAATAAAATCGGAATCGCGATAACTACGCATAACAGGCCGCAGGTACTCGCCGATTCACTTGAGCAACATCGAAAACATTTACCTCCCGGCGCAGTGGTATTCGTCATTGATGACGGTTCGAATCCCCCAGCAAAAGTGCCAGAGTGGTGCAATTTGATCCGACACGATAATTCACGAGGAATTGTCGCATCGAAAAATTCCAGCCTTGAATGCCTTATGGACTCAGGATGCGAACATTTATTTTTGTGGGATGACGATGCGTATGCCATCGCCGATAACTGGCACCTGCCATACATCGAATCACCAGAACCTCACCTTGCTTACCAGTTTCTCGATCTGGCAGGGACGAATAAGCTGAAGGATATGGCGGTCCTGTACCGGGATGATAAGCACATCGCTTACACCGGGCAGCGCGGCGTGATGCTGTATTACCACCGTAGCGCTATCGAGAAGGTTGGCGGTTTCGATCCGGTTTACGGTCGCGGCATGTACGAACACAGCGACCTCGCCCTGCGCATCCATAATGCTGGCCTCACGACGTGGGCATACGTTGATGTCGTCGGTTCAGAAAAGCTTATCCATTCTCTCGATGAGCATGAGGCCGTAGAGCGTTCAGTGCCGAGGCCCGACCGCCAGGCGCTGGTGGAACGTAACGTGAAGCTCCACAACGAACGGCGTGATTCCGGGTTTACTGGTTACGTTGAATACCGTCAGCAGCGCGATGTAGTTATCACAACGCTGCTCACCAGTCAGCCTGACCCGCAGCGCGGCACGAAAATGGCGGCCTCGCCTGACATGCTGAGCAAATGGGCGGCCTCGCTTCGCCAGTGTGGTCGTATAGCGCTGGTGGATGAATTACTGACGGCCCCGGCAGATGTTGAGCTATGTTGCGTTCCTGACGTGAAGATGAATGTCTACTTTCGTCGCTGGTTGCACATCTGGCAGCACCTGCGAGATCACCCTGAATACCGGTTCGTCTGGTGTACCGATGGTACCGATGTCGAAATGCTTCGCGCGCCATGGGAAGAAATGGAACCCGGTAAGGTGTATGTCGGTTCTGAACCGAAGACCTACGCCGACTCTTGGGCGAAACAGAATCATCCTGAGCGTATCTATCAGGAATTCATTGAAGTGCACCGCAACGATGTGATGCTTAACGCTGGTCTGCTAGGTGGCACCCGCGCTGATGTAATGGCGTTCGCACACGGCATCATCCGTCTTTACTACCGGATCGAAAGTTATCGTTTCTGGAAGAAAGAGCAGGCTGGCGGCGCGGTTGGTGACATGCTGGCGTTTGGTATTGTCGCGCACTCATTCGCTGACAGGCTGGGCACCGGCCCTCTGGTGCATACAGTGTTCAAAACTGACGGAGTCGGGAAAGAAAACGCTTGGTGGAAGCACAAATGAGGTTTGAATCAACGATGAAAATTTTCACTGCTGTGATGCATAAGAATAGTTTCTACATACACGCTGACACTCGGAACCCATTTTGGGTGACACTAAGTAAAAAGCTTGGATGGGGCAAATTTGAATTAATCCGCCCCTCAGATGAATTCAGCCCTTCTGGAGGGCTCTTTGAATTAGTTGAATTGCGTTCGGCAGATTCAGAACCCCCTGAGTCAGTAGCTGTAGGGTCAAATGTTTTATGGCGTCTGCCGGAAGCTCTCGAAGTTTTGAAATCAATCCCTTCTTCTGATCTTCAGGCATATTTGCAACGCGGATTATGTCCTCAAGCGCAATTATAGTGTCGTTATGCAGTCGTACAGTTTGAACTTTTAAAATGGCACTCAAGCCGCCATCATCGAGTAAGAAATCTATACCTTTCTCGGTGATGTAGCATACCGGTGCATTGAAAATAAATTCCACACCGGCCATTGTGTCGCTGCGTACGAATGGTGTTGTTACTAGGCCATGCATTTCGAGATAAAGCATACAGGCCACGAAGTGATCATAATTATCGAACTTTTCAATGAGTTCAATCTCTTGTGCCTTGTTCAAAGTGTTGGGGGCACAGTCTATAAGTGCGTTGAGAATTTCCAGCTGTAATGCTCTATCGTATTTTCTTGTTTTATCCATGAATTTACTCCTTTGATGGTTACATAAGAGTAACCTGAATAGCCTTATTAAACACCCTGACAAAAGAACAGTAGCCGCCATCGTGCGGCTTTTTTATTGGAGATTCGCTGGTGGCTGAAGAGATTAAGTTTGTGGTGGTCGGCCATTACTCACGCCTGAGACATGCGCAACGCCTTGCTGCGATGCTGGATGCTTATCTGCTGATTGATGACGGTAACCACGGTGCGAACTGGAATCATCGCCGCGCGCTGGAGTGGGCAGCAGAACAAACCTGCCGGGTAGTTGTTGTTGAAGATGATGCGATGCCAGTGGACTTGTTCTTCACTTCAGTCACGAGCTGGCTGAAACGCTTCCCTGATTACTTGATGAGTTTCTACCTTGGCACTGGTCGACCACCTCAGTATCAAATGCAGATAGCCGAACGGCTGATAGTTGCTGATAAGACTCAGGCTGATTACATCACACTGCCGCGGCTGATACACGGCGTTTGTTATAGCGTACCTCCTCAGCATATTGAACGAGTCCTTTCTCGATGGGACAGCAGTAAGCCAGCCGACTATGCAGTCGGGGATGCCTATGGCGGCGCGGTGGTTTATCCGTGTTACTCGCTGGTGGACCATGCCGATGGTGAGCCTGTTGAGCGTCACCCTGACTCAGCGCCACGTACAGAACGCCGTCGGGCGTGGAGGTTAGCCTGATGCCTGCGTTAATACCAAGAGCATGCCGCAAGCGTGGCTGCCCAGGCACGACCACTGACCGCTCAGGCTATTGTCACAGGCACCTTAACGAAGGCTGGCAGCAGCATCAGCGGGGACAGAGTCGGCATCAACGAGGCTATGGCAGTAAGTGGGACAGGCTGCGCCTAATCGTTCTCGACAGAGATAAACACTTATGTCAGGAATGCCTGCGAAATGGAAGGTATACACCCGCTGAGACGGTGGACCACATCACCGCCAAAGCAAATGGGGGGACCGATGACCTGTCCAACCTCGAAAGCCTCTGCAAGCCTTGCCACAGGGCGAAGACAGCGGTTGAAAGACTCAAATGACATCGATTCTCATTTGAAGCAACCGAGGGGGAGGGCGGGTTGAAAGTTCAGGAACGACGCGCCAAAGGACCGCCGCCTAACCTCTTTTCACATCGCCGCAGGTTAGAAAACTTTTTTATGGGGTCCCCCATTCGATGATTAATAGGAGTTTTCGATTATGTCTGGACCACCGAAAACCCCGACCCATCTACGTTTGGTGAGGGGTAACCCATCTAAACGCCCGATCAATGAGAACGAACCAAAACCCCCTTCAGGGGTACCCCCAACGCCGAAGCATTTCGACAAGCAGGGGAAATACTGGTTCAAGCGTATGGCCGAAGAGCTCGATGCGCTTGGCGTCATGTCGCAGCTGGACGCGAGAGCACTTGAGCTTCTGGTTGAGGTATACACCGAGTACCGGCATCACTGCGATACGCTGGAGAGAGAAGGCTACACCTACGCCGTATATAGCGACGAAGATCCAGACGAAGGCAAAGAGCGAGAAATACGCATGATCAAGGCTCACCCGGCCGCCATCATGAAAGCTGACGCCTGGAAACGTCTTCGCGCCATGCTCGGTGAGTTTGGCATGACGCCAGCCAGCCGCTCTAAGGTGAATGCAAAAGGTCCTGACGTGGTTGACCCGCTGACCGAGTTTATGAAAGCGAGGGATTAATGGCTAAGGTTGCAGAAGGCATCCGCTACGCCGAGAGGGTAGTGGCGGGGGAAATTATTGCCTGTGAGTATGTGCGCCTTGCCTGTCAGCGTTTTCTTGACGATCTGGCACACGGCGAAGAGCGTGGAATTTTCTTCAGTGAGCCGCGCGCGCAGCACATTCTGAATTTCTATAATTTTGTGCCTCACGTAAAAGGCGCGCTGGCAGGCCAGCCTATTGAGCTGATGGACTGGCATGTTTTCATACTGATTAATATTTTTGGTTTTGTTATCCCGCTGGTTAATGAGGAAACAGGGGAAACCGTCCTGCGTAATGACGGCAGCGGTCGTCCAGTAATGGTTCGCCGCTTCCGTACAGCTGATGTTGAGGTGGCCCGTAAAAATGCCAAATCAACACTTTGCTCTGGCGTGGGGCTTTATATGGCTGGCGCCGACGGCGAGGGCGGTGCGGAGGTTTATTCCGCTGCAACCACACGTGACCAGGCGAGAATTGTTTTTGAAGACGCGAAGAATATGGTCAAGAAGGCGAAAGCCACGCTTGGGCGGATCTTCGAATTCAACAAGCTCGCTATCTACCAGGAGCAAACGGCCTCCAAATTCGAGCCTTTATCATCAGATGCGAACAACCTCGACGGCCTGAACATCCACTGTGCCATCGTCGACGAGCTGCATGCTCACAAAACCCGTGACGTCTGGGACGTTCTGGAGACGGCAACCGGCGCACGTCTGCAATCGCTGCTTTTCGGTATCACCACCGCCGGTTTCAACAAAGAAGGCATCTGCTACGAATTGCGTGATTACGCCATCAAGGTGCTGCGTGGGCTGGTAAAAGACGATACGTTTTTTGCCATCATCTACACCTTAGATGAAGGTGACGATCCCTTTGATGAAAAAGTCTGGCAGAAGGCGAATCCGGGGCTGGGTATCTGTAAGCGCTGGGATGACCTGCGCCGCCTGGCTAAAAAGGCGAAAGAGCAGGTTTCGGCCAGAATTAACTTTTTCACCAAGCACATGAATATCTGGGTTACCGCTGAGTCAGCCTGGATGGACATGATGAAATGGGAGAAATGCGAGTTTATCGCCCCGCTGCACGAACTTAAAACCTATCCCTCCTGGGTGGGCGTTGACCTGTCAAACAAAATTGATATCTGTGCGGCCGCGAAAGTCTGGCGGGCGCCAGATGGCCACGTTCATGCGGATTTCAAATTCTGGCTACCGGAAGGACGCCTTGAGAAATGTTCACGTCAGATGGCAGAGCTCTATCGTAAGTGGGCCGAGATGGACAAACTAATCCTTACCGACGGGGAAGTAATCGACCATGCTCAGATTAAGGAAGAGCTACAGCTGTGGGTTGCTGGCGAGAGCCTGAAAGAAATCGGCTTTGACCCGTGGAGTGCGACGCAGTTCAGCCTTGCGCTGGCAGAAGAAGGGTTGCCGCTGGTGGAAGTGCCGCAGACGGTTCGCAATTTCTCTGAGGCGATGAAAGAGGTCGAAGCGCTGGTATACGGTGGCCGCTTCCATCACAGCGATCACCCGGTGATGAACTGGATGATGTCCAACGTAACCGTCAAACCGGACCGGAACGAGAACATATTCCCGAATAAGTCTACACCTGAGGCCAAGATTGATGGCCCTGCGGCCTTGTTCACAGCAATGAGCCGCGTTCTGGTTAACGGTGGAAACGACCAGCAGGATCTCTCCGGATTCTTCAATAATCCCATCATGGTAGGTTTCTGATGAAAAAAAACAAACGGCCAGGCAGGGTTAAAAGTGCTCTGCTTAACTGGCTTGGTGTGCCTATCAGCCTGACTACCGGCACGTTCTGGGAGGAATGGTTTGGTACCAGCAGCAGCGGAAAGGTGGTAACGGCCGATAAAGCCATCCAGCTATCGGCTGTGTGGGCATGCGTAAGACTGTTAAGCGAGTCTATTTCAACCCTTCCGCTGAAAATATACGTTCGACAGCCTGACGGTTCGCGTAAAGCGGCAACCGATCATCCGGCCTATTCGATACTGTGCCGCCGACCCAATTCAGAAATGACACCATCACGCTTTATGTTGATGGTGGTCGCCAGTATTTGCCTGCGAGGGAACGCCTTCATTGAGAAGAAATTCATCGCAAACCGCCTGGTTTCGCTGGTGCCTTTGCTGCCGCAGAACATGGTGGTTAAACGTCTCGTGACCGGGGCGCTGGAATACAAATACACTGAAAACGGTAACGAGCGCGTCATTCCCGTCAAAAACATCATGCACATTCGCGGGTTCGGTCTTGACGGCGTTTGCGGCATGATGCCGATGAAAACAGGCCGGGATGTGATCGGTTCTGCAATGGCGGTTGAGGAGTCTGCTGCGAAGATATTTGAACAGGGGCTTCAGAGTTCAGGTTTTCTCTCCGCTGAGGGTGCGCTGGATCACGAGCAACGTGAAAGACTTCGCAGCTACATGGCTGCATTTACCGGTTCAAAAAACGCCGGGAAAATCATGGTGCTTGAAGGCGGATTGAAGTACCAGGGCGTCACCATGAATCCCGAAGACGCCCAGATGCTGGAAAGCCGCTCTTTCAGTATTGAGGAAATCTGTCGCTGGTTTCGCGTTCCGCCTTTCATGGTCGGTCACACCACGAAGCAAAGCAGCTGGGCATCCAGTCTGGAGGGCATGAACCTCCAGTTCCTGACACATACCCTGCGACCCCTGTTGGTGAACATAGAACAGGAAATAGGACGGTGCCTGCTGGACAGCGATGATGAGGTGTTCGCGGAGTTCTCTGTAGAAGGACTGCTGCGCGCCGACAGCGCGGGCCGTGCTGCTTATTATACCAGCGCGCTCCAGAATGGGTGGATGTCCCGTAATGACGTGCGCCGTCTTGAAAATATGCCACCGATTGAAGGGGGTGACATTTACACCGTTCAGCTCAACCTGACGCAACTGAAAAATCTCGAAAGCAGCAATCCTGCTGTTCAGGCTCTGGCCCTGAGAGAACTGCATAACCACGTATTCCCCGATATTTCCTTTGAACAATCTCCGCTGAAACAGGCCGCTTAGGAGCACTTTCCTGATGAGCAAAAAACAACTTCCGGTAGCACCGGCGGGTCGCCCCTGCGCGCGCGTTACCTGTGAAACATTACCGTCCGCACTGGACCGCTGGGACGGCGGGATCAAAGCTGCGGCCACCGACGACAACAGTATTTCTGTTTTTGATGTTATCGGGCAGGACTACTGGGGCGAAGGGGTAACAGCTAAACGTATTGCCGGTGCGCTTCGGGCGATGAACGGCGCCGACGTCACGGTCAATATTAACTCCCCTGGCGGTGACATGTTCGAAGGCCTGGCAATCTACAACCTTCTGCGTGAATACGAAGGCCGTGTGACGGTGAAGGTGCTCGGTATTGCCGCCAGCGCCGCCTCGGTCATTGCGATGGCCGGGGATGATATTCAGATCGGTCGTGGTGCCTTCCTGATGATCCACAACTGCTGGGTCTACGCGATGGGTAACCGCCATGACTTTGCGGAACTGGCACAGTCTCTTGAGCCGTTCGATACCGCTATGGCTGACATCTACGCGGCGCGCTCCGGCCTTGATATGGCCGCTGTGCAGAAGCTGATGGACGCGGAAAGCTATATCGGTGGCAGTGATGCTGTGGCGAAGGGACTGGCAGACAGCCTGCTTTCTGCTGATGCGGTCAGCGACGGCGACGAATCGCCTGCTGCTGCGCTTCGCAAACTTGATGCGCTGCTGGCTAAAACCAACACCCCGCGCTCTGAGCGCAGAAAACTCATTAAAGCCTTATCCGGTGGCATGCCTGGCGCTGTCACCACCAACGACGGTACGCCGGGCGCTGCCGAAGAGATCAAACCTGAAACCCTCAATTCACTTGAAAGCGCTCTTGCGGCGTTAGTCAAATAAGGACCCTTTATGTCTGAAGTAAACGAAATTCTGAAAAAAGTCACTGCCAGCATTGAAGAGGCAACCGGCAAATTCAACGCGAAAGCAGAAGACGCACTCAAAGAGGCGCAGAAGTCAGGCAGGCTGTCAGAAGAAACAAAAGCTGCCGTTGATAAAATGGCTTCTGAGTTCAACGCGCTGCGTGAAGCTGAAAAAACCCTGAAGGCCGCAATGGGCGAACTGGAGCAACATGTTGCCCAGATGCCGCTGGCAAACGCAAAACAGGTTATCGAGTCCGTTGGCCACCAGGTGATCTCCGCTGAAGCCCTGAAAACCTTCGCTTCCAGCGTGGAAGGCGGTAAGCGCATCAGCATCCCGGTTAAGGCCGCCCTGACTTCGGTGGATGTACCTGATGGTGTTGTTGAACCACAGCGCCTGCCGGGTATTGATACGGCACCGAAACAGCGCCTGTTCATCCGCGATCTGATTGCTCCAGGCCGTACGTCCTCCTCAGCTATTTTCTGGGTGCAGCAGACAGGCTTTACCAATAACGCGAAAGTGGTTCCTGAAAATACGCAGAAACCATACAGCGAAATTGAGTTCACGCCGAAAATCACTGGCGTCAGCACCATCGCCCACCTGTTCAAAGCCTCAAAGCAGATCCTGGATGACTTCGCACAGTTGCAGTCCACCGTTGATGCCGAAATGCGCTACGGGCTGAAGTATGCAGAAGAGCAGGAAATTCTCTTCGGTGATGGTACCGGCGTTCATCTGCACGGCATCGTTCCTCAGGCGTCAGCGTTCAATCCAGCGTTCACTGTCGAACAGCAGAGCGGGATTGACGATCTGCGTCTGGCAATGTTGCAGGCACAGCTGGCACGCTTCCCGGCATCTGGTCATGTTCTTCACTTCATTGACTGGGCGCGGATCGAGCTGACCAAAGACAGCCTGGGTCGTTACATTCTGGCGAACCCTGCGGCGCTGACTGGTCCGACTCTGTGGGGCCTGCCGGTTGTTGCAACGGAAGCGGCAGCCTTCCAGGGTAAATTCCTGACCGGTGCATTTAACGCTGGCGCGCAAATCTTCGACCGCGAAGATGCGAACGTGGTTATCTCCACGGAGAACGCCGACGACTTCGAGAAAAACATGATCACCATCCGTTGCGAAGAACGTCTGGCGCTGGCTGTGAAACGCCCTGAGGCGTTCGTGTACGGTTCATTCAGCACCGGCGCGGGTAGCTGATAACTATTGCGGCCTTCGGGCCGCTTTTTTCGGGGCAAACAAATGCTTGATCAGAATGTGGTGAAACAGCATTGCCGCATTGATACCGACTTTACGGGTGATGATGCTCTGCTGGAGATATACACAGGTGCGGCGGCCCGGTACGTCCAGACATGGACACGCCGAACGCTCTATGAAAAGGAAAGCAGCCCTGGCTACGCTGACGACCCGGACCCGATACTGCTCAATGATGATGTTAAGGCAGCCATGCTACTGCTTATCGGTCACTGGTATGCGAACCGGGAATCCGTTGCCATCGGGCAAACCGTTGCAGAGGTCCCGCTTGCAGTTGAAGCCCTGCTTCAGCCATACCGAATTTACGGGGTGTAGGAGGGTTTATGCAGGCCGGAAGACTGAGAGACAGGGTGGTAATTCAGAACATCACAACATCCAGAGACCCTTCTGGTCAGCCTGTTGAAACGTGGCATGACGGCGCGACTACATGGGCAGAAGTTAAAGGTATCAGCGGGCGTGAGCTTGTAGCGGCAGGTGCAGAAACGGCCGTAGCCACTATCAGGGTATGGACTCGATTTCGTAACGATATAACTGCTGCGTCAAGACTCAGGGTTGTGACTGGCCCGTTCAAGGGAGTCATTTTAAATATCATTGGTCCGCCGATACCTGATTCTCGCGGCATTCAGCTCGAAATTCTTTGTAAGCAGGGGATCGAAAAATGATAGACACGAGCCTCGATTTTTCTGGGTTAAATGATATCGCAAAGGATCTGGAGGCGCTTAGCCGCGCTGAAAACAATAAGGTTCTTCGTGATGCCACGCGCGCCGGCGCGGAAGTGCTTAAGGAAGAAGTGATCGCACGTGCACCGGTACGCACCGGAAAACTGAAAAAAAACGTGGTGGTGGTGACCCAAAAAAGCCGCCGCCGCGGGGAAATTTCTTCCGGCGTCCATATTCGTGGCGTTAACCCGCGCACCGGCAACAGCGATAACACGATGAAGGCTAATAACCCGAGAAACGCCTTTTACTGGCGCTTTGTGGAGCTTGGCACTGCGAACATGCCTGCGCATCCTTTTGTGCGACCCGCTTACGATACGCGCGAGGAAGAGGCCGCCAGCGTCGCTATTGCCAGAATGAATCAGGCTATTGATGAGGTATTGAGCAAGTGAATGAAGATGATATCTACGCCTTGCTTTCTCCCCTGGCGCAAGGACGGGTATATCCCTACGTTGCACCATTAGGTAGTGACGGAAAGCCGTCTGTCTCGCCACCCTGGATTATTTTTTCCATCGTCGATCATGTTTCCGCTGACGTGCTGTGTGGCCAGGCAGAGAGCAGGGTTTCCATTCAGGTAGATGCTTACTCAACCTCCATCAAAGAGGCGCGCGCGCTCGTGGAAGATGCTCTAGTGGCGCTACGGCCACTAAACCCGACGGAGGTCGCCAGGCTCCCCGGATACGAGCCCCATCGACGACTCTACCGCATGACCCTCGATTTCAGGGTTACCCCCTGACAATTAATTCACCCAACGAACCCGCCTGATGGCGGGTTTTCTTTTTCCAGGAGACAGCTATGTCTGCACTTTATGAAAAATCTCAGCTGACGAAGATCTTTATTTCCTCTTTGCCAGCCACCAAAGAAACAATGGATTCCGCAACCTTCCTCGATCTGAGTTGCACCATCAAAGAAATTCAGTTCACCGGTGGTCAGAAGCAGGATATCGACGTAACAACGCTTTGCTCGACCGAGCAGGAGAACATTAACGGTCTGCCCTCTCCGTCAGAAATCTCTCTGTCCGGTAACTTTTACAAGAACCCGGCGCAGGACGCCTTGCGCGATGCGTATGACAACGATACGACCTACGCTTTCCAGGTCATTTTCCCGTCCGGGAAAGGCTTTAAGTTCCTGGCTGAAATCCGCCAGCACACCTGGTCTTCCGGTACCAACGGCGTAGTGGCGGCAACGTTCTCCCTGCGCCTGAAGGGTAAGCCTGAAAACATTGAATCTGGTTCCTGAGGGGTTGCATGAATAAGATTAAAAACCTCGCCCTGGCTAAGATGTCGGGCTTTCGTCATAAGACGGTCTCCGTTCCTGAGTGGGAAGGCGTCAAAGTGGTTCTCCGTGAGCCGTCAGGTGAAGCCTGGCTGCGCTGGCAGGAAGTGGTGAAAGCGGGTGCTGATGATGAAAATGTGTCGGTATCGGAAAAGGCGCACCGTAATCTTTGCGCTGACGTGGTGCTCTTCATTGACGCCCTGTGCGATACCGATAAGCAACCGGTATTCAGCGTTGACGAAGAAGAGCAGGTGCGTGAAATTTACGGACCCGTACACTCACGCCTGCTCAAACAGGCGCTTGACCTGATTAATAACGCGGACGAAGCGCGGGAAAAGTCTCAACCCCCGGCGTAAAGTTTCTGATGTCGCTTGCGCTCCGGATGGGGCGCACGCTCTCAGAACTTCGGCAGAACATGACGGCAAGCGAGCTTCTGATGTGGATTGAGTACGACAGGCAAAGTCCGGTTGGCGATATTCGCGGGGACATTCAGGCCGCCCAGCTCGTCTCTGCCATCTACGGATCTCAGGGGGCAAAAGTACCGCTGGACGATGCGATCCTGCGCTGGGGTGGTGACGAGCAATCAGCACCAAAAGACCCGTTTGCAGGGCTTGAGGCTGCACTTACAGCTGCAACTCAGTGACTTTTTACCCAGAAAACATTAGGATTTTAGCCACTAATAATTCTGGGGATAGAAAATGGAAATTTTACTTGTTTCAATTGTAATAGGCTTAGTTCCAGCCTTAATAGCTCAAAGCAAAGGCCGCTCTTTCTTTGCTTGGTGGGTTTATGGTGCATTGCTGTTTATTATTGCCTTTGTACACTCGCTGGTAATTAAGAAAGATGTGGCAGCTGAAGAAAAAGACTTAATTGAAAATGAGGGTATGAAAAAGTGTCCGTTCTGTGCGGAAATAATCAAAAACGCAGCCATTAAATGTAAACATTGTGGCAGTGATTTGATGGCCGAATCACCTCCGGCTAAAACCGATGAAGAATACCTTGAAGAAGCCAGGCAAAAGGTCTGGAAACAATAAAAATAAAACCGCTTCGGCGGTTTTTTTACGTCTGGAGTTTGGATAAATGGCAACCTTACGCGAATTAATAATCAAAATTTCCGCCAATTCTCAATCTTTCCAGACGGAAATTTCCCGCGCCTCACGAATGGGGCAGGATTATTACCGCACCATGCAAAATGGTGGTCGGCAGGCCGCTGCTGCTGCCAGAGAGAGCGAAAGGGCGCTATCTGATTTGACTGCCGGATTTGCATCGGCTGGAAGGGCGGCCGCCGCTGCTACGGCGGCCTTTGCAACTGGTAAGATTGTTCAGATTGCTGACGAGTGGAACTCCGTAAACGCACGACTCAAACAGGCATCATCTTCCGCTGATGATTTTGCCGCTTCACAGCGTCAGTTAATGGAAATCAGCCAAAGAACCGGCACGGCATTTTCAGATAACGCAAACCTTTTTTCTCGCGCAGCTGCCTCAATGCGCGAGTACGGTTATAGCTCTGATGAAGTTCTGAAAATTACAGAAGCTGTCTCCACCGGTCTTAAGCTTTCTGGGGCTAACACTCAGGAGGCGAGTTCTGTTATCACTCAGTTCAGCCAGGCGCTCGCACAAGGCGTTCTTCGCGGTGAAGAATTTAATGCCGTTAACGAAGCCGGTGATCGGGTAATCCGCGCTCTGGCTGCGGGAATGGGTGTAGCCCGTAAAGACCTCAAGAGCATGGCTGACCAGGGACAGCTTACGATCGATAAGGTTGTCCCAGCTTTAATGAGCCAGTTAGGAGCATTGCAGGGCGAATTTGCCAGCATGCCACAAACGGTTTCCGGATCCCTTCAAAAAGTAACTAACTCATTCATGGCCTGGGTGGGCGGTGTAAACCAGGCAACCGGTGCTACTGATGCGTTGTCTGGCGGATTGGATAATGTTGCCCAGACGCTTGATTCTTTTACTTCATCAGCAGTGAGCGGCGCGCTGAATGACGTTGCTGACAATATGTCAACAATTACAACAGTCGCTGGGGCGCTTGTTGGTGTTGGGTTGGCAAGATACCTCAGCGGAGTTGTAACCAGCGCCAGTAGCGCAACAGGTGCGCTAATTTCAGCTGCGAAATCAGAGGTTGCCCTTGCTGTCGCGCAGGATAAAGCGGCTCAGTCTGCTGTTGCAGCTTCAAGGGCAGAAGTTTATCGAGCCCAGCAAGCTGTTCAAAGATCGCGAAGTGCAGATGTTCAGGCCGCTCAGCAAGAAAAAATTGCGGCAGCGGAAGCCAAAGTCACAGCAGCTCAAGCCAGGCTGACCACTGCTCTTGCAAGTGGCTCCGCCACAGAAAAAGTCAGGGCCAGAACTGCGCTTGAGCGTGCGCAGGCAGGGCTGGTGGCTGCAAAAAATGCCGATGCTCAGGCTATTGCTGAAAGACGACTGGCTTCTGCGGAGGCAGCCAGAGACAGGAATCTGGCAAATCGCGTCTCCACCCAGCGAAATCTCAACAATGTAACATCAGTTGGTACTCGCCTGATGAGTGGTGCACTTGGTCTCATCGGCGGAATACCGGGTTTGGTCATGTTGGGTGCTGGTGCCTGGTATGCGGTCTATCAAAATCAGGAGCAGGCCCGTCGTTCGGCGCAGGAATACGCCACCACGATTGATGAAGTCAGTAAAAAGTCGAAGGCAATGTCTTTGCCTGAAGCTTCAGACAATGCTGAGAAAACGCGCGCAGCATTGAATGAGCAGAACAGGCTGATAGATGAACAAAAGAGCAAGATAGAAAATCTGAAAGAGCAGATAGCTGGTTATCAGTCAGTGATCAGTAATCCCGGTCCAACGACCAGCGGTGGTTTCATGATTAACCACCTGACATCTTTGGATACCGTGACCCGTGGACTGGCTACAGCCACTGAACAGTTATCTGTTGAGCAGGAAAGGCTTGCCCAGATGCAGGAGAAATCTGCCTCTATCCAACAGGTTCTTGAAGGTCTTGAGCATCGGCGTGTGACGCTAATTCGGGAGGAGGCGGCGAATCAGAACCGGGCTTATCAATCACTTCTGTTGATGAATGGGCAGCACGATGAACTTAATCGATTACTCGGCCTGGGTAACCAACTCCTTATGGCGCGTCAAGGGCTGGCGAACGTCCCTCTCAGACTTCCTCAGGCCGACCTCGACAAAAAGCAAACCGATGCCCTCGAAAAGAGCCGTCGGGATCTGGAGTTGTCACGCCTGAAGGGTGAAGCAAAAGAGCGTCTGCGACTGAGTTATGCAGCCGATGACCTGGGGTTAACCAGTGATCCGCAATTCCAGACAGGCCGTCAGGAGTTGATTAATAACGGTCTTGCTGAATGGCGGAATAATGAGGCCAACAAACCTAAGGCGAAGGGCGGTAAAACCGAAGGCGAGAAAACCGAGGATGTGTATAAGCGCCTTATCAAGCAGCAAAAAGAGCAGATTGCCCTGCAAGGTCAGAATACTGAACTGGCGAAGGTTAAATATCAGGTCAGCCAGGGCGAACTTGCTTCTCTGACGGAAGCCCAGAAAAAGACGGTATTGCAGAATGCTGCGCTGATTGACCAGGTTAAATTACGTGAGCAACTGCGAAATTACGAAGCCAACCTTGCTGACAGTAACGCCAGCGCCCGCGCAGCCAATGAAGCGCAACTGCTGGGCTACGGGCAGGGCTCCAGGTTCCGTGAAAGACTTCAGGAGCAGTTCAATCTGCGTAAGGAGTTTGAGCAGAAGAATACCGATCTTCTCCGCCAGCGTCAGGCTGGTGAAATCGACGAGACGTTCTATCAGCAGGGGCTGGCACTTAATAAGCGCTACCTCGAAGAGCGCCTGCGCGACCAGGAGGGATATTACGCAGCTTCTGATGCGCAGCGTGACGACTGGATGACGGGACTGTCTGAGGGTTATGCGAACTGGGTGGACGAAGCTACTGATTATTCTTCCATGGCCGCTGACGGCATGAAGCAGGCCATGGGTGGCGCGGTCACCACGATCACCGACATGCTCAATGGCAACGTTGACAGCTGGAAGGACTGGGGCGTGAGCGTACTGAAGATCATCCAGAACGTTCTGGTGAACATGGCTGTTGCTAATGGCGTCAGCTCAATTGGATCACTGTTCAGTTTTGGCGCCTCGTCAGCCGCAACCGCCAGCAGCGGTACCGCTATTCAGAATGCCGGCGCGAACTTTACCTTTAATGCGAAGGGTAATGTTTACGACTCTCCGTCCCTGAGCGCTTACAGCAATGGCGTTTTTCAGACGCCTCAGCTGTTTGCTTTTGCCAAAGGTGCGGGCATTTTCGGCGAGGCAGGTCCTGAAGCCATTATGCCACTCACGCGGGCACCTAATGGTGATCTTGCTGTTCGCGCAGTGGGGATGCCACAGGTCTCTGGCGGTGTGCCTTCAGTTAACTTCGGCGATATCAATATTCAGGGCGGATCTCCACAGGCGTCCAGTCAGGGTACTGCCGGAGCAGCAGGCAGGCAGCTTAAGGATGCCATCACTGGTGTCATTAACGAACAGGCCAGCATGCCGGGCTCGCCTCTGTGGCGATTAATCAAGGGAGTTTAAACATGGCAGTCGAAACCTTCAGCTGGTGCCCAAAGGTTGCCTCTCAGGTTGATACAAGTTTTCGTACCCGAAAGGCGCAGTTTGGCGATGGCTATACACAGGTGGCCGGGGACGGCATCAACCCGGTAACACCTCAGTGGAGCGTGAGCTTTACCGGCGACGAGGCTTACATTCAGGCCATTAAAAACTTTCTGAACAGACATACAGGGTGGAAGTCATTTATCTGGAAGCCGCCGCTTGAGCCTTCAGGTTTATGGCGCGCGGAATCCTTCCAGATATCTACCCACGGCAACAAAAAATACACCCTCAGCAGCACATTCATACAGGCATACCATCCATGAGTATTTCATCTGATGTCCAGAAACTGGAACCGGGTAAGCGCGTCCGCCTGATCGAGGTGGACGGCTCAGCGTTCGGTGCGGGTATTCTTCGCTTTCACAACGAGACAATCCCCCATACCGAGGCGGAAATCATCGCCGCAGGCGGCGACGAGTCAAAACTTGAGCCGAAGTCGGTGTGGTGGCAGGGGCAGGAGTATGGCGCGTGGCCGTATGAACTGACCGGCATATCTGTCAGCAGTGACGGCCAGAGTTCACGGCCGTCTCTCACCGTTGCAAACATCAGCGGCACGATTGGCGCGCTGTGCCGAAGATTTCAGGGGATGGCTAAGGCAAAGGTGATCATCCATGACACCTTCGCCCACTACCTGGACGCAAGAAATTTTCCTGACGGGAACCCAACTGCGAATCCCAACGAGGAGCGCAAACAGGTTTATTACATCGACCGTAAATCAGGATCAGACGATGAAACCGTAGAGTTTGAGCTTTCCAGTCCAGCCGATTTGCGCGGGCAACTCATTCCGACTCGGCAAATTCAGCCAATGTGCACGTGGTGCATGCGGGGCTGGTACAAAACAGGGAACGGCTGCACCTACGCCGGGCAAAACGGCTGGTTCGATAAAGACGGCAACCGGGTGGACGACCCTTCACAGGATGTTTGCTCCGGATTGCTGTCAACGGGCTGTAAACCTCGCTTCGGAGAGAATGAACAGCTGGATTATGGCGGGTTCCCCGGCGCTTCACTTCTGAGAGGATAATCATGCGCGACAAAACAGTTAGCGCCATTCTGGCGCATGCCGCCGCATCCTTCCCCGAGGAGTGCTGTGGCGTGGTTATTCAGAAGGGGCGGGTGGAGAAATACATCCCCTGCAAAAATAATGCTGAGTCGCCGACTGAGCAATTTGAACTTAATCCTGAGGATTATGCGGCCGCCGAAGAGCAAGGCACTGTGGTGGCGATCGTCCACAGCCATCCCGGCGACGGGGCAACAACTCAGCCGAGCGAGCTCGACATGCTGATGTGTGATGCCACGGAACTGCCCTGGATTATTGCATCGTGGCCGGAGGGCGACATTCGCACCGTCATGCCTCGCGGAGACCGTCCCCTCACAGGGCGCCAGTTTGTACTCGGGTATGCAGACTGCTGGTCTCTCATCATGGACTATTTCCGCATCGAGCACGGCATTGAACTGCCAAACTACAGCGTAGATCGCCACTGGTGGGAGCAGGGTGAAAACCTCTATATGGATAACTGGCAGGAATGCGGTTTCCGTGAGTACGACGGTCCCGCTCAGCCAGGTGACATGGTTATCATGCAGGTACAGTCCACCGTCCCGAACCATGCGGGTATTCTGCTGGAAGGCAACATGCTGCTGCACCACATGTACGGTCAGCTAAGCCAGCGCATTCCTTACGGCGGCTATTATCGTGACCGTACCATCAAAATTCTGCGTTATAAGGATTTGATGTAATGGAAAGAAAAACCGTTATCAAACTCAGCGGCTCAATGGCTCAGCGATTTGGCAGGACACATCGCCGCGCACTAACGTCTGCCAGCGAAGTGTTCAGGGCGCTTTCTAACACCATTGACGGCTTTGATGCTTATCTGCGTGAAGCTCGGGCAAAGGGACTGGATTTTGTTATTTTCCGGGATCGCCGCAATATCGGACACGAAGAGTTTGAGCTCCTGGGCCCAGGTGATGAACTGAGAATAATCCCTGTAATAAGGGGAAGCAAAAGAGCGGGAGTTTTCCAGGCATTGCTCGGAACGGCTTTGGTGGCTGCGGCCATATGGATGCCAGGAGTTAGTATTGCAGCAAGTAACCTAATGTTTTCCGTAGGTGCCGCGATGGTCGTTGGCGGTGTAGTGCAAATGCTCTCTCCTCAGGTCTCAGGTCTGCGAATGCGGCAAGATCCTGATAACAAACCTTCCTATGCGTTTGGTGGTCCCGTTAATACGACAGCTTCCGGTAATCCCGTTCCTTTGCTTTATGGTCAGCGAGAAATAGGCGGCGCTATTATCTCCGCCGGGATATATGCAGAAGATCAGCAATAAGCCTCATCCCTGAGGCCGGAGAGATGTTATGGATAAACAGCTATTTTTACAGCGGTACAGCCTGGCCACTGATGATTTCAGAGTTCAGCCGTTTTGTGGTTTTCACGAGACTATCAAACATTGTTTCAAGCGAGAGCCAGGCATCTTGGATGCCATTCCCGTAAGCCTGGAAATAGATACAGAATCTGTGCCCGGTCAACTTGTTCCCGTCGGGGGTGATGTAGTCCGTTATGAGGGGGCTGATGCGGAAGGAGCCTTTTCTAAAATCGGACCTTTCTATCTGAAGGTATATCGATAATTTATCGTAAACCCATATGATTGCTTCTTTGTTTGCATTCATTTCTATCTGTCGAAGGAAAAATTCGAAGCGGCCTGTTATTCCATGTGTACACCTGAATAAGGCTGCTGATGGATCATCCTTAGGTTCTCCAGAGAGCATACAGTCAGTGCTTTCCAGGGCACTTCCTGGACCGTTTATCCATCTAATAAAATCGTAAAAATTTTGTACCGATATTTGGTCTGCGTGCTCTACAAAGTCTTCTAAATGTGTAGTGATGAGTTCGGGGTGCTCTCTAAAATTATAGTATTTCCCCGCTTTATACTGATGTCCTTCGGTTGCACCCCATGGTTGGGAACGTCTTCCGGATTCCGTTATTTCAAAGGATGACACGACAATCATTTCACTTTCCTTAACCTATTTGATCCAGACGAAAGTTTTATTTAGTAACTACAGCAAAGTATCAACATACCCAGGGCTGTAAGGAATCAACATCCTGATATTCAAACAGTAGCCACCTTAAGGTGGCTTTTTAATGGGCGAAATATGACAACGACGATCATCAAAGGCCACGGTAAAGGTGGCAGCAATCAGACCCGAACGCCTGTTGAAGCACCGGACAGCATTCAGTCCATTGCCAGGGCAAAGGTACTGATTGCTCTTGGAGAGGGTGAGTTCGCTGGCGGGCTTGATGCTAAAAACATCTTTCTTGGTGACTCATCTTCGTATACGCCCCTTCAGAACGCCGACGGAAGTTATAACTTCAATAATGTAAAATACGAGTTCCGTTCCGGCACTCAGGACCAGGACTATATTCAGGGCTTCCCCGGCATTGAAAACGAACTTCAGGTTTCATATGAGCTGAAACAGGCTGTTCCATACGTGCGAGCGGTATCCAACACGCAGCTCTCTGCGCTGCGAATTCGCCTGGGTTGGCCAACTCTTTTGCTCCAGAAAAACAACGGCGACAAAGTCGGCACCCGCGTCGAGTATGCTATCGATCTTTCGGTCGATGGCGGGCCGTATGAAACGGTGGTTAACGGTGCTGTCGATGACAAAACTACGTCGCTTTATGAGCGTAGTCACCGCGTTAATCTTCCAAAAGCCTCGACTGGCTGGCAGTTACGGGTTCGCAGAATCACGCCGGATTCCACGAGCGTGAATATAGTTGACTCCATGCGCGTTGTAGCTGTAACTGAAATTATTGACGCCAAACTTCGCTACGTTAACACAGCGCTGCTGTATGTAGAGTTTGACGCAAAGCAGTTCCCTAATGGTATTCCTCAGGTTGTGTGCAATCCGAAGGGGAGAATCATCCGTGTACCTGATACCTACGATCCTGAAACCCGCACTTACTCTGGTACATGGGAAGGTGTGTTTAAATGGGCATGGACGGATAACCCTGCCTGGATTTATTACGACATCGTTTTGAATGAGCGCTTCGGGTTGGGTCAAAGAATCGATGCGACTCAGATAGACAAATGGGAACTTTATCGCATCGCCCAGTATTGCGATCAACTGGTACCAGACGGCAAGGGCGGCAGCGGTACGGAGCCTCGTTTTCGTTGCAACGTTTATATCCAGGACCGTAATGACGCCTGGACCGTACTTCGTGATCTGGCGGGTATATTTCGCGGCATGACGTACTGGGGCGACAATAAGATGTATGTCCTGGCTGATATGCCACGGGATGTGTGGCACATCTATAACCACGCCAGCGTTGTTGAAGGAAAATTTACCTTTGCGGATCCGAGTGAAACCACCCGAAACACTGCCGCGCTGGTGAACTGGTCAGACCCTGCCAACCACTATAAAGACACGCCTGAGCCTGTTTACGATAACGATCTGGCCATGCGCTTCGATTATCGTCAGCTCGAAATGACTGCGATCGGCTGCACCAGGCAGTCAGAGGCAAACCGGCGGGGGCGCTGGGCGCTGCTCACTAACGGTATCGGCGAGGTGGTGACCTTCAGCACGGGCATGGACGTTCCACCTGTCGGGGAGGTGATCGGCGTGGCTGCTAACGAGCTGGCCGGAAGAACTATCGGCGGCAGGGTGAGTGCGGTTAACGGCCGCAACATAACCCTCGATCGCGCCGCTGATGTGAAGGCCGGGAACCGGCTGTTTTTGAATCTTCCATCAGGCACAGCTCAGGCCAGAACCGTCCAGGCCGTTAACGGAAACACAGTCACTGTCACCACACCCTACAGCGAAACGCCGGAGGCTGAATGTAACTGGGGTGTGGACTCTGACGATCTGTTTATAGCGCTTTTCCGTGTTACGGGAACGCGGGACAACAACGATGGCACTTTCGAAGTCACCGGGACGACTTATAACCCTGACATCTATTCCGCCGTTGATACCGGCGCAAGACTTGACGAGCGGCCAGTCAGTGTCATTCCACCCGGGGTTCAGGCTCCACCAGGAAATATTGTCGTAGACAGTTACTCTACGGTTAACCAGAACATTGCGATTACCACCATGCGCGTTGCCTGGGATGCTGTTCAGGGTGCAGTTGCGTACGAGGCGGAATGGCGGCGTGACAGCGGAAACTGGGTAAGCGTGCCCCGAACGTCTTCTCTCGGTTTTGAAGTGCAGGGTATCTACTCGGGTCGCTATCTGGTCCGCGTCAGGGCGGTGAACGCCAGCGACGTTTCATCAGTCTGGGCGACATCATCAGAAGTGAATCTTACGGGTAAAGTGGGCAATCCGCCGAAACCGGTTGGCTTCATCGCTTCCGATAATGTGGTATTCGGTATCGAGCTGAGCTGGGGATTCCCGGCGAACACCGACGACACGCTGAAGACGGAAATTCAGTACAGCCCGACCGGGACGGAAGACGATGCGATGCTGCTGGCAGACGTACCCTATCCGCAGCGCAAGTATCAGCAGATGGGCCTTAAGGCAGGGCAAATTTTCTGGTACCGCGCGCAGCTGGTGGACCGCAGCGGAAACGAATCAGGGTATACAGACTTTGTGCGCGGACAGGCCAGCATCGATGTATCCGATATCACCGATGCAATCCTGGAGGAGATTAAAGAGACTGATACGTTCAAAGACCTGATCGAGAGCGCGGTGGAGAGCAGTGAAAAGTTCGCAGAACTGGCTGATGCAATCAAAGAGAATGCAAACGGTCTTGCAGCGGCGGTTGGATCGAATAAGCAGACAGCAGAAGCAATCATCGGCAACGCGCTTGCTATTGCTGATGTTGTCGTGCGGCAGACAGCCCAGCAGGGCGCTAACTCTGCGACCTTCGAACAACTCCGGGAGGTGATCGCCACTGAGACGGAGGCTCGCGTCACGGATGTTACTCGTCTTGAGGCAAAAACTGAGCAGAACGAGGCGGGAATTACCGAGGTAAGGCAGGCTCTGTCAGATGAAGCTCAGGCAAGGGCGACAGCTGTCGACCAGCTTACTGCGAGTACTCAGGTCATTTCTGATAAAGCTGATTCGGCTTCGAGTAAAGCTGACGCTGCATCAGGTAAGGCAGATGCGGCCGAGCAAGCCAGCTCGCAAAATACCGCTGATATCACCACGTTGCGACAGGTTGTCACCGACACGACTTCATCAATGGCATCCCGTCTGGAGGAACTGGGAGCAAGGACAGATACTGCCAGCGGCGGCATTCAGAGTAACTCCATCGCGCTAATAACGAGTACGCTGGCGCAGGTTGATCAGCAGGTGAGACTCAGCGCGCAGTACGGTGACAGTAAGGCCAGCATCGATCGTATTGATAATGTTATGGCAAGCGACAGGGAGGCAACAGCGCGTTCGCTGCTGAGTTTGCAGACGGACGTTAACGGCAACAAGGCATCCATCAACAGCCTGAATCAGACGTTCTCCGACTATCAGCAGGCTACGGCCACGCAGATAAACGGCATTACTGCGACCATCAACGGGCATACGTCAGCCATTACCACTAACGCTCAGGCCATCGCGAACGTTAACGGGGATCTGAAGGCGATGTACAGCATCAAGGTCGGGTTATCCAGCAATGGTCAGTACTACGCCGCAGGGATGGGGATCGGTGTAGAGAATACGCCGTCCGGCATGCAGTCGCAGGTTATCTTCCTGGCTGACCGCTTCGCCGTTACTCACCAGGCCGGAGCGACCGTTACACTTCCGTTCGTTATTCAGAACGGGCAGGTGTTCATCAGAGACGCGCTGATAGGTGATGGCACCATCAGCAACGCCAAGATCGGCAACTACATCCAGTCCAATAACTATGTTGCTGGCTCAGTCGGGTGGAGGCTGGATAAGGGCGGTACGTTTGAGAACTACGGTTCGACAGCTGGTGAGGGGGCCATGAAACAGACAAACCAGACAATTAGCGTGCGGGACTCCAGGAATGTGTTGAGGGTGCAGATCGGGAGAATCACGGGAACATGGTAACGGGAGGCCTCTTACGGGGCCTCTTTTTTTCAGGAGGACTGGATGGCGGAATATGGAGTTCAGACATGGGACGCCTCAGGCAAGGTAAACAACTATGGCGTTAAGCCTGTCAGCGTTTGTGGCTATCTCCAGCTGGCCCAGAACCAGAAAACAGGCTCTTACACCGTAGCGCTTCCACCGGGTTGCAGGCTTACCTATTTTCAGAGCATGAACGGCGATCAGTTTGGTACGAGTCGGAGGAAGATCACCATTTCGGGGGAACAGCAACAGTGTCAGCAGCAGGCGATACCGACTACTCAGCAGGGACTGAGCCTGCGGCAGCGGCTTATCTCATTTTCCAGATCGAGAGGGCATAAATGGCGGAGTATGGCGTTTTACTGACGACCACGAGCGGGGAAGTATGGGTGACCGCGAACAGCTCGCCAATCGCTCTTCAGGCGCGAAAGACAGCGGCACTTCAGGGAACATCGGGGTTCAATACCAAAGTGACGCATACATTCCCCGCAGGTCAGCCCGTTGTCGCCTTCGTTCATTGTACGGTTGAGGTCGAAATCACTCAGACGATAAGCGGGAACACCATCACGATTGATTTTCTCAGACCGAATGCAACCGGCACAGCATACGTTTATTTTTTCTCTATTTTCCCTCAAACAAAGCCAGACTACGGGCTGGCAGTGTGGGATGCATCAGGGACGCTGATTTTAACAAACGAAACGCGCACGCTGAGTGATGTAGTCACTCTCGGTACCGCCGGGGTGGATGCCAGCTCAGGATACAACATCAATTCAACTCTGGCTGGGAAGTGGGCCTGTATACCTGCCATGCTGGGGCTAATTACCGGGGTGATATCGGCTGGCGGCCAGCCGCAGCCTTACTCGGCCATTTACAAGAGCATGGCAAAGCTTGAGGGAAGCAATACGCGGATATTCGCCAGGCCGCAGACAACCCCAGGCGGCAACCTTCAGAACGTTGCTTATTCGAATCTGAGGAACGTGATTATGGCCATTAACTGCGCCAATTATGATTGATCGTTTTTAGCGATCAATTTTGAATAATTGATCTATCAAATCAATTATATCCCATTGATTCATATTGTTATTGTGTAGTTTCATGAATGCCCTGGGATATAACCACTATGAAAAATATGATTCTTTGCCTTGCGGTAGCGGTATTGCTCTCCGGTTGCGCTGGCGTTATTGAGAAGCAGCAACCCTTATGCACCGGAACAGCCCTGGTCGGCGGACAGGAAAGCAGCGTCCAGATCTACGGAGTCCGTAAACAAAACAATCAGACGCAGTACCGCGCCGGTTATCCCTTTAACTGGTCATGGGTGAGCGCCAACACGTTCACCAGCACCACCTGCCACTAACCCATTCAGTTTTGAACAAACCCCGCTCCGGCGGGGTTTTTTATTGCCTGGAGAAAACATGATTTATACTACTGGCACTATCGCCATCAGCGGAAACACCCTTACAGGTACCGGCACAAACTTCACTGCTGCTGGTTCTCTTATTCGTAACGGCTGCACTGTTATCGCCCTGACCAGTCCGGCGCAGGTTTTTCAGATTACCGCGATTGGAAGCGCAACCTCTCTTTCCGTTACGCCCGCTGCTAACCCTGCCGTACCTTCTGGAACTAAATACGCCATTCTTCTGAGCGACAGCCTGAGCGTTGACGGCCTGGCACAGGATATTGCTGAAACCTTCACGATGTACCAGCGCTACATGAGCGGGTTCGCTGATGTAATGAACGGGACATCTGATGTCACCATCACTATCAACGGCACTGCCGTTACCGTGCCGGGTCAAAAATCTCTGGCGAAGAAAGGGGCTAACAGCGATATAACCAGCCTAAGTGGCCTGACTACCGCACTCAGCGTTGGCCAGGGTGGCACTGGTGCGAAAACCGCCGCAGACGCTCGCACAAACCTTGGTTTAGGAAGTAGTGCGACGAGGAACGCTTACAGCTCATCAGGCGATATGCTTTCTGTGGGGGATTTGGGCTTGGGTGTTGTTGCCCCTGCCGAACAAAGCCGTTACGAAGCCGCGAGATTAAATGGCTTCTATAACATTGCCCCTGGTTCCGGTAACGGCCTGCCAACTACTGATGCGGGCTACGGTGTCTGGATGAACCGAAGCTCAAGTTACGGCACCTTTGAGTGCTGGCTAAGTGGGCCTGTCGGGAGAAAAATGTTTCGTCAGGTTGTAGGCGGAACAGCAGGTAACTGGTATGAATTTTACCATACAGCTAATACGACAAAAGCCAGTGACGGCACTATCAAAGCTGCCTCCCCCGTGGCACGAATTGTAAAGAGCAAGGATGAGTGCCAGCGTGCTGATATTGCTGAGGATGGATTCTCATGGTGCGGTTGTGGTACGGCGAATGCCGAAGCTGAAGGAATCAAAATTTCCCGGCTCGATGTTGGTGTTTATGTGCTGACAGGTTCGGCAGGACTGGCGTCTGAGGGGTGGCAGTTACTTCCTCCAATGGACCCGGGCGGCATGGGTGAGCTTGGAGTTGTCGAAGCAGAGCAGACAGAAAGCGGTGGGCTGACGATTCGGCTTTTTAAGCGGAAATACATACTCAGCGAAGAAGGCGAAATTGTTAAAACAAAAGGGGCTCCTATGGATGTTCCGGCCAACAGCTGGATCGACGTTCGCCTCGATATGCCAGAGGATAGCATCTGGAATAAACGCCAGAAAGAATCGAGTGAAGCGGCCTTACAGGAACCTGCTTCGTAAAATAAACCGCCGCCTGTCGTATGCAAGAACGGGCGGCGACTGGTTGCTCAGTGTTCATGCCTGAGCAATCGCCGGGAATACTACCTGAGTAAAACTCAAATACCAACCTGACGAACGGTAGGTGATTCTGACGTTAACCACATGTCAGATTCATCAAACATTTCTTCCAGCATTCGGTTCAGTTTTTCACGATCACTTTTGCTGGCGTTGCTGTTTAAGGCGTTCGCCTGCATCGGCTTAACCTTCACTTCTGCGTCAGGGAAAATCTGGTGCACCCGTTTCGTCAGTTCTGCCAGAATAATCTCTCTGGCGCCAACCAAACCATCAACATTACGCTTGTCATAGACCAGCTCAACGAACATAAAGACCTCCGGAAACGACTGTATTTTTAAAGAGAATTTATACTGGTTATTTGTACAGTGTCAACGGTTAGGTATATAGCATTTCAGAAGAGAGCTATGGGGCATGGATGGGGCAAAAAAATTGTTTTTGAGACGGTTTGGGGCATGAGTGGGACATTTTTACTCATATGAACTTTGGTGATTTTCATATGAAGTTAATTTTATATCATTGATAATCATAAAGAATACACATGCTCTTGGGCGTTCTTTAGTGATTTTTAAAATTGCCGCGTCACGCAGTTAAAGTGTCGGGCATACTCTTCAAGGCTGGTAATACCCAGGCGCACCCATTTCGGGTGCGACCACTGGGGCAGGCCCACGTACATCAT